ATCATCGCTAAGCAGTGGCTTGTGCAAATCAACAAGAACTTGAAGGCCAAGGGAATTCCCTTTAAGCTAGTTGCTTGGATTCATGACGAAGTTCAGATAGAATGTCCTGAGCAATATGGCAAAGAAGTAGGAGAAGTAGTCGTTCACTCTGCTGCAGAAGCAGGCCAGATATTACAGTTCCGTTGTCCAGTTGGGGCTGAATATAGTGTAGCTAAAAACTGGGCAGGAAGTCACTAAATGTGGTATAATTGTACTTTTAGGAAGGAAGTAAAATGATTAACTTAAATCTTACAGTTCAAGAAGTTGAAGCAGTACTTAAGCATATTGAACAGTCTGCTGTACAGTTGTTAGACAAGATTCGTATGCAATCAGCATTACAGATTCAGCAGTTGCAGCAACAAGCAACACCAGCAGCAGAAACAACAGAAACACCAGCAAGTAACTAAACAAAGAGAGGAAGGTACTATGAGTAATTTTAAACCCATTACCGTTGAAGGCACGATTCACTGGGCATTTCTAGATCGTAAACCTGAGAACGGAGATAAGTTCCAGGCTGACGTTTGCAATCTATCGGACAAGGCTGTTAAGGCATTAGAAGAGTTCGGTGTTAAGATTAAGAACAAAGGCGACGCACGAGGTAACTACGTTACTGGTAAGTCTACTAAGGAGATTACTCCATTGGATTCTACTGGTAAAGCTTTTGACCTCAAAGGTGCATTGGTAGGTAACGGTACTAAGGCCAAGGTAGTTCTCGGCTTCTATAACCATGCGTACACTGCCAAGTACGGTACAGGTGTTGGGCTCAATCGTTTAACTATTACAGACTTCATTCCTTATGGTGGAAGTGTGGAAGTGGAAGAAGAGCTGGACGACGTACTGTAATGCACGTTCTCATTGATGGCGATATCATCGGTTATCGTATTGGCTTTTCTACCGAAGAAGAAAATGAAAAAATCGTCATCTCTAGGGTTGCAACTTTTGTTGAAACTATGCTCTGGGAAGATCTCGATGCTGAGACCTACCAGGGCTACTTAACAGGCAAAGATAACTTTAGAAATGAAATCGCCATTACTGCCCCTTATAAAGGCAATCGCAGTGCCCCTAAGCCTAAGCATCTCCAGCTCATTAGAGATTACCTTGTATCGGCTTGGGATTTCCAAGTCTCCGAAGGGCAAGAAGCGGATGATTCGATTGCGATAGCACATGTAGAAAACGAATACAAAAGCGTCATAGCAAGTATTGACAAAGACTTCCTACAGCTACCTGGTAATCATTGGAATTTTGTTAAGAAAGAAATGACAGTTGTATCAGAAGAAGAAGCACTTAAAAACTTTTATAGGCAGGTACTGACTGGTGACAGAGTTGATAACATCATTGGCCTCAAGGGTATCGGCCCTGTTAAGGCTGACAAAATCCTCCGAGAATGTGAAAGTGCAGCAGAAATGTATTCTGCTTGTGTCCAAGCTTACGGCTCAACAGAAAGAGTCATTGAAAACTGCAGACTGCTATGGCTTAGAAGAGAAGCCAACCAGCTCTGGCAACCTCCCACCGAAGGGTTATAAATGATTTTACTACTTACCAATCATGGTCATTCAGACGAAAGGTTCAATGAATATGTTCAACGAGCTTCTCAATTCTATGCTGAGCAGTTATTCCATAAACAGCTCCTCAGACATATCGTTGTTACTATTAAGTTTAATAAGCATTTGGATGCTTTTGGATACACTAGCGTCGAGAAAAGAAACAGTAAAGGTAAAGCACGAGAGTTCTTAATAGAGCTACATCCTTACATTTCAGGTGTGGAGATATTAAAAACTCTTGCCCATGAATTTGTGCATGTCAAACAGTACGTCGAGGAAGAACTAAATGAAGAACAAACAGAATGGAACGGTCAAGCCATTGACAGTGATGCAGTGGACTATTACTCATTGCCTTGGGAAGTCCAAGCTTTCGGATTGGAAGTCGGACTCTTCACTAATTTCGCTAAAAAAGAAACTCTATGGAACATCTTCGAGGGTGTGCGAAACCCCGATACAGATGTGGAACCAGAACCTATTGGTTGGCTAAATGAAGACAAGCTCAGCAAAACAAAAAGGCCGACTGTTGCAGCAGTTGGTGAGAGACAAGATACTGGAAAAGTTTCCAAGCCTAACCGAAAGAGACGTGAAGAGCACGTCGATGGGAGCACAGGGCGAGGACGTTCAGTTGTCCGAAGCTGGCTTAAGGTGCTTTCCCTTTTCCGTTGAGTGTAAGAACTTAGCTAAAGTAGCAGTCTATAAGTTCTACGAGCAAGCAAGTACTCATAGCACTGCAGAGCCCTTAGTCGTCATCAAACAAAACCGTAGTAAACCCTTAGCCGTTGTAGATTTAGACCACTTCATAGACCTAGTAAGGAAAGCCAATGAGCAAAGATAGATTTGATTTAGAAAATGACATCATGAATGTCTGGGCTGTAAAGGATCACTTAGATAAAGTTATCTGGAGAATGATGGATCATCCAGAAGTAATGTCAGAAGACCAGATTTGGAATCATCTTGAATCTGTAAAACAAAGTATTGACTTACACTGCGAAGCCTTGATGGATACTTTCTGCCAGGTGTTTCAACTTAATGAATATGCCTCACAAGAGATGAAGGACTACAGAGCATCAATCCTTGACAGCTTACAACAACAAGCAGATGAAGAAGATTTTCCAGCCCCTAAGAAGGGTAAGAAAAAATGATCGAAGCTGAAGCCTCCCAAGAAAATAAAGTATATTTAGAAGAAGGTTGGTACAGTGAAGAGCAGTTGGAAGAACTTGTTAAGTACATCCAATTACGATTAGATCTTTTGAAAAGTCATAAGGAAAATAAGTGAACATTCTGTTACTTGATATAGAGAGTAGCCCTAACGTAGCACACGTCTGGGGTCTTTGGCAGCAAAACGTTGGAATCAACCAGTTAATGGAATCATCTTATGTATTATGCTGGGCTGCCAAGTGGCTCGGTGAAGATGAAGTTTTCTTTGATTCTGTCCATCAATCTAAACCTAAAAAGATGCTGAAAGGCATTTATGAACTACTCGACGCTGCAGATGCAGTCATTCATTATAACGGTACTAAGTTTGATATTCCTACTCTTAACAAGGAATTTCTACTACATAATTATAGTCCCCCATCACCTTATAAACAGATTGATCTTTTGCGTGTTGCTCGTAGCCAGTTCCGTTTTCCTAGCAATAAGCTGGACTACGTAGCACAACGATTAGGCTTAGGTAAAAAACAAGAACACGAAGGCCACGACTTGTGGGTCAAGTGTATGAACGGAGATAAAGATGCTTGGGAACGTATGGAAGCATATAACATTCAGGATGTGGTTCTACTCGAATCTGTGTATCATCGTATTCTTCCTTGGATTAAAACTCATCCTAATGCGAATCTGTTCACTGATAAACCTGTGTGTCCTACATGTGGTGGAGAATCTCTTATCAGGCGTGGACTGGCTCATTCTTCAACCGCAACTTACCAAAGATACAAATGCAGATCTTGTGGAACTTGGTCGCAATCTACGAAAAGCGAAGGATCTTCTGTATCAATTAAAGGATTAAGCTAATGCAGGAATGTTATATTCATAAGAAACTATTCCATGCTTTCTGTCCTGATTGCATGGTAGTTAAAAACACAGTGTATGGTGCAGGTCCTTCTGACTGTTACTACCTTCCTGGTGCTGGTACTGGATATGATTGGAGTGAAAAGCCTGATATGGTAAACTCTCCTGATCATTACACTCAAGGTAACATTGAATGTATTGATGCGATTGCTGAAGTAGTAAAACACTTAGATGGTATGGAAGCTATGTGTACAGGCAACGCAATTAAATATCTGTGGCGTTGGAGACATAAGAATGGAGTTGAGGACTTGAAGAAAGCTCAATGGTACATTCAAAGGATGATCGATGGCTTTGACGCTAACTGATATTATTTACCGATTAAAACAACTAGATGAGGTAGACGTAGTAGATATCCTTGGTTTAACTACTGAGGATATATGTGACAGGTTTTCAGATTTAATAGAAGACAAAGCAGATTTATTAGAACAACTACTAAAGGACGATGATGAGTGATAAAAAACCGTTACATGATATGGGCCCTCCAATCAAAGACGAAATCCCAGGCTTGAGAGATTTCTTTGCTACCTCAGTTCTCTCAGGAGCAATTTCTGCAGCAGGTATACCAGCGGATGATCCCGATGAGTATTGCAACTTTATGGCAGAGTTCTGTTACAAAATGGCGGATGCAATGATGGTAGAAAAATACAAGAAAAACACACGACACTAATAACAAGGAATTAAATGTACAACACACCTTTTAGCACCGTAGGTTACATTACCTACAAGAGAACTTATGCACGTCGTTTAGACGAAGCAGATATCCACAGCAAGACAGAAGAGTTTCCAGACACTGTGGAGCGTGTGATCAAGGCAGCAAACGACCAATTAGGTTGTGGCTTTACCGATAAAGAGCAAGAACGTTTACGTAAGTATTTGATGGAACTGAAGGGAACTGTAGCAGGTCGTTTCCTTTGGCAGATGGGTACGGACACTGTAGGTAAGCTAGGCCTTGCCAGTTTACAGAACTGTGCCTTCACCGTAATCAATGAACCTGTTCGTCCCTTTACCTGGGCTATGGACTTATTGATGTTAGGTTCTGGCGTAGGTTATAACATTCAAAGGCAACACGTTGATAAACTTCCTGAAATCAATCCTGATTTTACTGCCCCTACTCGTCTGGATACTCATGATGCGGATTATATTGTTCCTGATTCAAGGGAAGGTTGGGTATCCCTCCTTGGCAAGACGCTCAAAGCAGCGTTCTTAGCCGACAAGAAACCAACGTTTACTTACTCTACTGTATTGATTCGTGGTCGTGGAGCAGCTATCAAAGGCTTCGGAGGCACTGCTTCTGGTCCTGAAGATCTGTGCTGGGGTATTGAAAAGATTAGCGAGATCCTAAGCAAACGTGCAGGCAAGAAGTTACGTCCTATTGATTGCTTGGACGTTATGAATATTATTGGGGCGATTGTCGTTGCAGGTAACGTCCGTCGTTCTGCTCAGATAGCGATTGGAGATGCAGATGATGTTGAATACCTTCTTGCAAAACGTTGGGACATGGGCAACATCCCTAGTTGGAGAGCTATGTCTAATAATAGTGTTGTCTGTTCTGACATCAAAGATCTTCATGAGTATTTCTGGGATGGCTACGAAGGCAAAGGTGAACCCTATGGTCTTATTAATCTTCGTTTGTCTCGCAAGATTGGCAGACTTGGTGACACTAACTATCCTGATCCTGATGTTATGGGGTACAATCCTTGTGCTGAACAATCACTGGCTGCTTACGAAACTTGCTGTTTAGCAGAGATCTATTTACCTAACGTAGAAAGTAAAAAAGAATTTGTCGACATCACTAAACTTTTATACCGCATTAATAAGCATAGTCTTGCTCTGCCCTGTCATCTCCAAGAAACAGCAGACATCGTTCACAAGAATATGCGTATGGGCATTGGTGTTACTGGTGTGCTTCAGGCTAGTGATGATCAGCGTAGTTGGCTGAACGAGGCCTACACAGAGTTACGTGCTTTTGATAAAGAGTATTCTGCAAAACATGGCTTCCCTGAGTCTGTAAAGCTGACTACTGTTAAGCCTTCAGGAACTCTGTCTCTGTTACCAGGTGTGACTTCTGGTTGCCACCCTGCTTACAGCCATTACATGATTCGTCGTATTCGTATTGCTGCAGACCATAGCCTTGTGCAAGTCTGTCGTGAGCATGGCTACCCTGTAGAGTATCAACGTAACTTTGATGGCTCTGATGACCGTAGCACAATGGTAGTTTCTTTCCCATTCGCTTACCCAGCAGGTACAAAGATTGCTGCAGAAATGACTGCTATTGATCAGTTAGAAGTAGTTAAGTGGTTGCAGTCTGAATGGTCAGACAATAGCGTTAGCTGTACTGTGTATTACCGCAAGGAAGAGTTGCCAGAGATTAAGAAGTATCTGGCTAAGAATTACAAGAACAATCATAAGTCCCTTTCGTTCTTGCTTCACAATGAGCATGGTTTCCATCAGGCTCCGTTGGAAGAAATTACTAAAGAGCAATATGATGCTATGGTTGCTAGTACACGTTTAATCACCAAGATTGAAGATGCAGCATTTGAAGGTGATTTAGAATGTGCTGGCGGTATGTGTCCAGTAAAGTAAGTCCAATAGATTTTAAGTTTACGGAGGTGCTGAATTTAAGGACTGAGGATTCTCTGTCTGTCGGCTCAAAGGTTGGTGAACCGCCTCCACCTAATAAAGGAGAAAGTTATGATTACTAAAGATGATTTTATGTTAGGTATGCGACGCTTGAATGAAGTACTAAACCTTGCTGATGAAGTTCAGCCCATGGTTATGAAGCGTTGTTTAGAAGCTGCTGAGAGTTTTGAAGTCATGGATCCAGTACAGTTTGTAGTACTGTGGCGAGACATTGAAAAGATGTTACAGCCTGTGAATGACAAGCTGTTGGAGTTGCAGACTATCCCTATGTTTAGAGAATTGCAACCTCCTGGTAATCCAGAATAATTGTTTTGTAGTTGTACTTTATAGCCACCCTTCGGGGTGGTTTTTTTATAGGTGAGGGGATATCTTCTCGTCTGCCAATTCGTTGATACCCTAGCTGGAAAGACGGAAAACAACTAGGTTAAGCATGCCCTCGTGCCGTCTTGACTTATTTCTTCTTTGCTGTCTTAGCAGAGTCCTTAAAAGCTTTAGCAGTAGGAGCACCTTTGCTACCTACTTTACGCATCTTCTCACCTGAGCCAGCTTTTATACGAGCTCTCTTCTTTTGGATGTTGGCATATAGTCCTGGTTTAGCTGTCATTTCAGTTCCTTTCTAGAACGTTCGTAGTCTTGTAAAGATTCAAGTTGTTGAGTAGTTATTGTACATTTCTCAACAAATTGTGGGTCGGAGGGAGTTCCATCAGTTGTGCTGGAGGCTGCAGTTGCGACTGCGGTATGCACTGCACTGCTACTGGTGTTGTGCAGCCCAGCATAGTAAGACTTAATGCGATCAAGCTTATTCTGATAATCATCTGTTACCTGCTTAGTAATGAGTTGTTGTTGTGCTAAGATATCTTTGTTGTGTTGCTCTTGGACTTTACCTTCGGCAATGACCTGCTCCCTGTATGCTTCGAATCGTAAATGCTCCACATAATAACCACCAAGGAAACAAGAAAGAAGAAGAAGACAAGCCAGAGCAATTTTGACATATATGTTAGGAGTAGGCATTACTTTTCGTCCAAGGGTTTAGTGGTAAGAACTCTAAGATAGCTTATAGTAATACCAATAATAAACATGGATATGCTATAGACTTTAGGGTCTATAAGGTCTTGAATGTAAACAGAATTATCCGAGATAGCACCAAGCAAAAATAACAATGCAGAGAACCACATTGTTTTTGATCGTAGTACTCCACGCATCATCTTGTTCATTTTTTCATTTTCTTTTTAGCTTTAGACTTACCAGCTTTAGATAAAGCAATAGCTACACTTTGTGCTTGACTCTTTCCTGCTTTTTTTTCCTTACGGATATTTGAAGAAATTGTTTTTTGACTACTACCAGCTTTTAATGGCATGATTTATCCTCTATAAACGTTATGTTGAAAACAGTCTTGCTCAGCAATCCTGCGTTTTTTGATACCTTCATTTTCTTTACCGCCTGCCATGCTCCATTTAGGAAACTCTTGTGCTGCAGCTTCCATGTTGCCTTGTTTGATAAATCTCAGTAATGTAGAACGCTCAAAAGCACCACAGCCTAGGTTATAAACAAAAGATACAAGGGCATCAAATTGGTTTTTACTTAGATTAGGACAGTTATAGTTAACACAGTTTTCTGCTGTCTCTAAATCTTTCTGTAGTAACGTTGTGGCTTGCCCCATAGTAATAGGACTTCCTGCTACACAACCATCACCAGGGACAATCAAGTGTCCATAACCTACAGTAAGCTTTCCTGCAACGTCCTCGTAAGGCATACTGCGAAAGCCTTCAAACGTCTTAATCTGTTCAATACCGTGATAAGAAGTCTTCATTAGGTTGCTGGGGTCTGTGCTGTTAAAATACCGTTAGTAAAAGTCATGCTACCGTTATGACCACCAGTAGTTAACTTGGCAGTAGCAATAGTGACAGAAATACCGTTACTAGGCTGTACCACAGTACCTGTAATAGTTCCACCAGTAATAGCTACGTTGCTAGAGTTCTCTGTAGCCATTGTACCAAGACCTAAATTAGATCTAGCACCTGCTGCTGTAGAGGCTCCTGTACCACCTTGAAGAATAGACCAGGTTTGACCACCAGTCTGAGCCTGTTGTACATAAGTACCTAAGTTATTAAACCAGGTTCTCCAAGTAAAGCTTTCCTCAATAGGAGTCTGAGGAATAGGGGGCAGTAAGTTAGGTGTATTAGTTGCCATTATTTAGCTTTCATATATTTATTTATAAGGTTTTCGTCCATATCTAAGTTGATAGATACTGGAACGCCTTGTTTTCCTAAATATGCTTCTCCTAAAGAACCAACATCTCCACCAACAAATGCCTTTGCTGATTGCAGTGCCTTTTGTGCGGTACTCATTGAGGCATACTTGTCTACATTAGCTTGCCTGCTTGGATTGCTAAAATCATAGGTATCGTAAATATTGATTTTATTAGTTTTTGGGTCAACCTTATATCTAAAATTACCCAAAGTATTTCTTATAGAAGTATATTTATCTAGCTTAGATTTATCTTCAGAACCATATACTGATTCAGGGTAATAGTCAGAATAATCAAAACGGAAATCTGATGGGAGTTTACCTTTCATTGCATCTTGGTATTGTGCAACTCGATTTTCAATGTTTCCTAGTTGTTTTTGATAATCTTCTTTAGACAGCTTTCCAGCTTTAAAATTGCTTATAAGAGTTTTTTTACGCTCTTCTTGGTTTTTAAGCTCGCTGGTTAAATAATCCTTGTCCGTGTAGAGGCGTACCTTCTTTTTGTAATTTTCGGCTATAAGCTCTTTAATAGTATCCAATTCTTCTGGACTATAGTTTTTTTCAGTAATAGGAACATCGGTATTACCTGTAAAAGCTTTTGCTAAAGATTCACCATAAATTCTTTTTTCAGGAGAAATAGATTTTTTATACGCTTCTTCTGCAGCACTTCCTGTAGTTCCTGTGTTTAAAGGAGAAAAATAACCTGCTACTGGTTGTCTATTAGTAGCAATAGGTTGTATTAAACTATTTAAAATAGAACTATAGTCCACTTTCTACTCCTTCTGCATAACCATGTGCTTGTAACTCTTCTAAGTTCTTTTGAACCTTCTCACCGATGTCTGTACGGTAAGCAATAGAGTTAGGAATTTCAATCTTCTTCTTGATGGTGCTGTATACCTTTTCACGAGCAGACTCAATAGAATCACCTAATCCTACTACGGTACACACGTAGTCACCAGCAGTAACAAACATAGGCTCGTTGAACTTCAGCTTACCATCAATCATTGCAGGACCTTTACCCCACTGTACTTCACAGAGATGCACATCAGTAATGGCATCATCCATGTCAATACCCCAGATAGGATAGTTAGAGTTCTCTTTCTTGGTGATGTGACTGAAAGGATAGTCAGGAATAGTTACAACAACACCTGCTGCAATCTTATTAGAGACACGCAAGGTATCTTCACCGTTGATCAGATCTAACATCCACTGAGCAGGGTCTCCCTTGTGCAGGCTTAATTGAATATTAAATAGAGGCCAGCCAGGACGCATAGTAAACTCCAAAGGCCATGCTTGACCCTTATCATCCACAATGCAATTAACGTCAATATAGCCAGTGTAGCCAAGTCCATGAAGCATGTCCTCTAAAGGTAATAACATCTGCTCTGCTAGTTTAGAATCTTGTGTGTAGCGAACAATAGTACCTTGCTCTCCTGTAGTGACACCCAGTTCACCATCCATTAACTTCTTGTGTTCCCAAGACTCACAGAAGTTCTTAGAGAACCCTGCTTTACCAAACCAACCACCTACACCGAACTCAATACCTGGACGGAACTCTTGAAGGATAAACTTACCCTTAAAGGAGTTCTTCTTCTTCCAACGCATGAGCATGTAGATCATGTCAGCAGCAGACTTAGCTACATAGGATAAAGTCTTATCACCATCACCAATAGGTTTAGATACAAACCTACGAGGATTCTGGGTAACGAAAGCAATAGCGTCATCATAGTTCTCGAACGTCTGGCTAGGAATAGTTTTAATCCCTGCTAGGTTCAGAATCTTTTCACCATGATCACGTTCTTGTTCCCAACGATTAGTATCGATAGAAGGACCAAAGATAGGATAACCTTTATCACGATAACGCTCTAAGGCATGGATGTAGAATAGGTTATCTGTGCAGAACACAAGATCTGCCCAGTTCATGTGATCTTCCCAGTTGCTTACACGCTTAACAAGACCACCATCACCTACTTCAGAACGGCTACCGTCCTTGTTATGACGAATGAACATCTTAACTTCGTGTCCATATTCTTGACTACGCAGTGCAAAGGAAAGGCCACAACCACAGCCTGATTGATCTATGATTAGTATTTTCATTCGTCTGTAAGCATTCTATATAAAGGATCTCTTGCTCGTTTCTTTTTAGCTTTAAGAGATTCTTTTTGTTTAATATATTGAGCAATCGCTTCTTTTTGACCTACATTAGTTTTTACACCTATTTGTTCTAAAGCAGCCTCTTTTGCGGTTTTCTTTTCAGAAAGAATATCTAATCCAGTTTTAATAGGTGCTATTAATTTAGAAGTAATGTTTTTACCTGCATCATAAGCAGAATCAAATACATCCCCACCTGGTTCCCAAATGTGCTCACCAGTAAATAAATCACGATTAGTTAATATTTCAGCAATAGTTTTAGTACCAGGAGGTAAGCTATATGCTTCTGCTAATAAAGCAGTAACATCTTTATCTCCTAATAAAATGTGATACATAGTATAAGGAATTGTGGAAGCACCTGCTCTACGTTGTTCTGCTTCTGGGTCTCCACTAACTTGTTTGGCAATAGTATCCCATAAATAAGGATAAACTACCCCAACGTTAAAAGCAACAAAAGCTAAATGTTGAGCAGCATCTACTCTACTAGTAACAGAATTCTCATTTTGAATAGCTAAATCATGTAAGCTTTTAGCCATAGATTTAAACTGTCCGTAGTGATATCTTCCAAACGTATTAAACATTCTGCTTTGCATAGCTTCAGACATGCCTCTAGACAACGCAGCAGAAACAGCTTCAGGCATACCAGGAATTTTCATCATAGCATCGTAACCAATACGAGTAGGAATTTGGTAGTTAGGATTGTGGGCTTCTACATAATTCTTTATGGCTTTATTAAGAATATCTATGCCTTTTTTAGATGAGACATGTCTATAAGCAGACAACATAAAAACATCTGAACCACCCCACAAAGCATGTTTAGATTTATCATAAATAGCATCTATTAATTTAATTGGAGATAAACCAATTTCCTTAGCTATGCTATTTAATTGAGCTTTAGGTAAAGTTTTTTCAATATGGTTTACAGCATCTTTTGCTAATACGTTTCCATATTGAAGTCCCATACCACTTTCAAGATAACGAATATATTCAGGAGTTACATTAGATACATCTTTAACAGCTTGATACATAGATTTTGCTATGCTTTTATATTGCCAGGGTTTAAAAAAGTCCCAACCAACTGTCGTAATCCAGTGGTCCATTGCATTAAATAAGTGAGGAGCAGGATTCCAAAATAATGTACCGACAGCAGCACTATTGAATTGTTCTAACAAAGAAGAACCTTTTAAACCTTTACTAATACCGTCTTCAAAAGCCTCAGCAAACCGTTTATCAACAAAAACCTTCTCTAAGCTTGGGTGTCCTTCTACACTTACAAAACCTTCGGGACGTTCTTTAACTTTAGATTTGTCTACAGCATATCCTTCATTTTTAAGAGTATTTAATGTATCTTTTAAAAATGCAGATTCACGTTGATATTTTTTTAATTGAGCCTCAGCAATAAGATAATTAGCTACAACATCTTTTTTATAACGAACAGGAGTTTGTGCTTCAATTTCTTCAGTAGTAGCCTGTACTACTTTAGCTTTACGTCCGTCTTTGGTAGTAATTTCGTTACCAACATCAGGTTTATTATCTTGATTTCCTTTAAATAAAGGTTCTTTTTCTTTAAAACCTTCTGTATAACCATGCAAAGCCATGCCGTCACGGTTGACAACCTGTCTTGTACCGTCGTCAAACTCAAGGGCTATCATGCTTCTTTCTTTTTGAGTTCCTGCTTTGCGTCCGAAACTTGTATGTCCTAAAACATT